TAGCTGTCACAGTTGCATTACTAAAAGTTAAATCAGCAAAATCACAAACAGCAGTCGTTCCAGAGGCTACTGGTGTAACATTTGTTAAAGCAGAACCACCAGAAGTATAGTTGGTTCCACTTGCTTGGCCTGTGGTAGTAAACGCAGTTGTTCCAGCACCCAAGGTAGCCGATGAAGTGTATAGCGCTAATTTGAAAGAGTTACCACTACTTGCAGTAAAGTTATGTGTTCCAACCAAAAGTTCTTGTTTGAAACTTGTGCATATTGCCGATGTAATAGCCATTTAAAGCTCCTTAATAATATCAGCCATGTCACTGTGGCCTTGTTTTTTTAACAAATTCACATAAGTCGTATTCTTTGACTTAATTGCATTATTTATACTATGTAAGATTACATTATAAACTTGTGTTTGGAAAGCATGTGCCTGTTGTTTTACATGCTCTGGAGCCTCGTTTGAGTAATCACAAATTTTTTTGGTGGCTTGTGCGGCCCAAAACTCTGGCGTGTGACCTTCATTCTCTGTAGCGTGAACAGATATTTTGCCGAGTTCAAAAAGACTATCTACACTCATCCTTTGTATGGTTCTGGTGGCGCAACATCTTCATTGATTTTTAAGCCATATTTTTCTAATCTTTGATTTATTTCGTTGTAGGGTCCAATTATAAACTTACCTTCATGGGGTATTGCAACCAATGGCTTTTCTAATCTGTGAAAGCCGTAAAGTTTTTCTGTTGCAGGGACGTTAGAATCTAACACCGTAGATCTACCACTTATGCCAACCAATATGTCATTTTCCATACATTTGCTGATCCAAAACTCTACACACGCTCTACCTGCCTCGGCAAAGTGCATGTTTTCTTTATAGGAAAAATCTATACCAAATAAATCTATTCTACTCACTTTATTCCACAGTGCGAAAGCTATTGCGTAGGCTACTGTGTTGTTTAGATAAGCACACTTAGTAGCATTACAGACCTCTTCAACAGGGTATAAAACAGGGTTTTTCACTCTTTCGTCAAGTTCACAGGTGTAAATAGGGGTGTTGGTTTTAGCTAACAACCTTTTCATAACGTTGGTTTGTTTACCTGCGTCCTCAGAGTCAAAAAACCTACTCGCAGGATCTAACATAAAAATTTTATGACATGGGTAAGTTGCGCCAGCTGAATTTATGCACCATACTTCGTCCCACGTTCTGCCGTTTTGTAAACCAATTGCAAAGTCGACTTGGCTTATACCAAGGCCAACTATTGCTATGTTTTTTCCTTTTAGGTTTTCGTTAGGATTTACTTGATTTTTGTTTTCTACTTCATCCACTAACTAACGCCAGTTCGCAGTAAGTCATATCTGTATTCATCTCTCGTTCCACGACCCTCAGATAATGTTTTCATACGCGATACCGCCTCCTTAAATCGACCCTCAAAGGCGGAAACGACATCGATGGGCTCTTTTAGAAAAATTGCCCCTTCTACTAACGTGCCATACAACAATGCGTCTGGATAATCCGTAGACAAAAATGTTGTGCCGCTGTCACTACCGCTCGTTAAAGATGCTGGTTTATGTAAATAGTGCAACTCTACCGTGTAATTACTATCGGGTATAGGTGCAACCTCAAAAGCTGTATCATCAAATAAAGAATAATATTTTGGTTGTCCTGTCGATGCTGTTCCTGGTGAATATTCTTTAATAAATGATGAGTGTTTAAAATCTAAATAGTCGTAGCTGTTGCTACTAATAACTGCCAAGCTGAATGGTGCATAAAAATCTGTTGGGGTCGCCAAAAACCGATTGCTAGATGTCAAAGTTCCTTGCACATTTTTACGTTGTTTAGGCAATTGAACCAAACTGAATATTCTATCTTCTGCCTCTGTGATAAAAGTAGGTAGCTGAGTAGTAAAAGTAGACTCAGATACTTGTAAATAGTCTTGAACAGCGGTTTTAAGTGTGCCTAAAGTAAAGCTCATGTTATTGTTATTGTTACTGCGCCAACGCTAGATGTTAAACCAAAAGTATTTAATTGTTCTCCGAGTTTACCATCGCCAGTGTTAGTGTAAACAACAAAAAAATTGTTGTCATCTTTTTGCTCTGGTCTTGCATTTCTAAGAGCCTGTGGATCTGTTGGAACTGGTCTTGGCATAAGTTGTGGGTGTTTAGGGTCAAATTGGTCTGGACCCACAAGCAATCCATCCCAAGTTTTTTTCATATCTTTTAACTTGTATCTAAAACCAGTAATGTCGCAGATACCGTAGGCATGTTTACCAGATGCAAAAGCCATTATGCGTTGTTATAACTCCTAATGTCTGGAGATATTCTAAAAGACGCTCTATCTTCGTCGGTAGATAAAGCGCGTGTGAACTCTTCTTCATACAAGCCCTTCAATAACGCAGTGCGTTCTGGAGCTCTTTTTAAAGATATGTAATAAGCCAAACCTGCGGCTAAACAAGGATAAAATCTAAAAGGCATATCCACCGTATTAGTAGCCGCGTCTGTATCGTCCATTCTTGTCAAAACGTTCATAACCAAAGTGTATGTGCTAGATTTGTCTGGAGATGGCCATACTGAAATTTTAGGTGTTATTTGTTTATTTATAAAATATTGATTTGGTTTGCCAGAGGATGATTTGTTTACGATATGCGAATATTCAGCGCGGCTTAACCTTGTCATCGGTAAATCTGTGGTTTCAGAACTTATAGTTTCTCTGATAAATACGTCTAAAACATCTATTGGTGCTGTTCCGTTAGTAGTATCAATATTGTATTCTGTGGTGTCTTTGACAAGAGTTACTGTCTTTTCTTGTATTGTCCATTGATTTAAACCTCTGTTTGCCCATTCAGCCAACATCAAGTTTAGACTTCTATTTGCTGATTTTAGATCATAACCTGTTCTTAGCTCTAAACCACAACGCTCAAAAGCCTCTTCTATGTATTCAGCTACGTCTAACTCAAAATCTTTACTATTCGATGTCGCCATCTTGGTCCTCCGTGTCGTTATACAAGTTATCAAAAACTCGATTTACGTCCAAAGTATAGTCTAAATCAGATTTTGAGTAATGTATATGAGCAGAGGGTCTGAAATCTGGCGCACCTTGACCGTATTCAAACCAAGCAGGGTGCGTTACTCTTACACGATTATTTGGCAAAGCCACTATGTTGCCAGTCCACTCACCTGCATCTAATAACTCTAGAACGTGACTTTGCTTGTGTTGTGCTGGATCGTCTGCTATTTCGCTTTCAGTGTAATCTACCGTAAACATATACCTAGCAGGAAAAAAATTACCGTCTATTTTTGCAAGCCAAGGACATGGTGTTGCCCTATCAATAACATACACGGCATGATGGTGAGAAGAACAATCCCAGGGTTGTGCATCATGCACGGCCATAGGTTCTGGCCATTCTTCAAATTCTGTATCGCCAACTAGAGCAGTTATTGGCATCCTAGCCCACATGGCGCCCCCATGCACTGTATCTTCGGGTTCACCGTCTGGAGCTATGCCTGTAAATATAACTTGAAAACTTAGACATCTGCATGGCATTGATGTAACACCAACAGCCATGGCATGTAAAAACTCGCCATGATATGCCTCATGGTTATGAGTGTATTCTCTTCTTACCCAACATTTAAAGTATGGGATATTTGAATGTAAGTACGCCACAATACTTTAACAGACTAACTTCTGCCGTATAAGCCTATATTACCTCTGCCATTCGTTCTTTTTTTGCCGCCAGTAGCTCCGCCCTTGGACATCATTTTGCCACCTCTTTTCATGCCTTTGGCTTTCATTTTTTTGCCTGCTTTGACGCCTTTTATACCTTTAGCCAAAGCTCCACCTTTAGACATCATTTTGCCACCTTTTTTCATGCCTTTAGATTTTACTTTGCCTCCGACTTTATAGCCTTTAGACTTCATTTTGCCGCCTTTTTTCATGCCTTTGGCTTTCATTTTATGTCGCATATTTACTCCTATGATCTACCGAATAAACCCATATTCGGTTTGTTTGAAATTATACCGCCTTTTGCGGCAAATGTTTTAACATTTGTAGGTTTACCACCTACCCCTTGTTTTTTAGCTCGTTTGCGTCTTACAGCTGAACGTATTTGTGATTTAGACATGTTCCTCGCTTTAGATCTTGGCACACATTTTGGGTATTTTCTTTTAGAACCTTTTGTTGAGGCTCTACCACATGCTTGAAACTTGCCGTCTTTTTTTGGCGCACCTATGTCGACCCAATCGCCTTTTGGACCTTTACCGAACCATTCTTTTAAAGACATTATTTATATTTTTTACTTTTAACTTTGCGACCTTTGTTTTTGCCACCCGTTCTAGCTATTAAACCACGGGCTTTTGCTTGGGCTTTTTCACTAAATCCTAATTTTTTGCCAGATTTAATTTTTTTCCTAATTGTACTAACTTTTGCGACCATGGGTTTTTCTTATTTGCTCTTTGCCTTTTTTAAATACATTAGCTATGCCTGTTTTGCCCATAACTTTTGCTCTTTGCTCACCGACAGTCAATATCTGTATTTTTCTAGCAAAAGGTTTTTTTATTCTTTTAACTTTATTGACCGTAGCAGTAGCATCGGCCATGGTTTTGAATTTGATACTTACAGTATCTTTTGGATTTTCGTCTGTATATAGACGTCTACCAGAACCTTTCGGCTTTTTACCAGTCCCTACCTTTGGATCTCTTTTCTTTTTTGAGCCTTTGCTTACAGACTTGCCTATGCTACTTCTGCTAATAGCCATAGTGTTTAACTTCTAGGCACCTTGGTAGGCTTACGTTTGCTATCCATGATTGCGCCACAACCCCTAGCTTGGAGCATGACAGCACCGCCACTTTTCATAAAGCCCATTTTGTTTCGCACTCTAGTAGGTAGTTTTGATAAACCTTTGCCCTTATTACCAGCTGGTATTGGTTTTAAATTTTTATTATTTACCTCGCCACCTGCCGCTTTTTTAGCACCTTTATATTTACCGCCCATTCTTTTGTATTCTTGAACCATGTAACCAGATGCGTAAGCGCTTGGAAAAACATCAAACTTTGCTTTGGCTTTTGCTCTTGCCTTTCTGTATAAGCTAGGGTTTGCTACATTTGAAGGAACTTTTGATTTAGCATCACCGCCTTTGCCAAATTTGACCGCTTTTAGGGTTTTAGCTTGCTGTGCATGCGTTTTGCTTGCTTTTTCTAGGCCTTTGATTACTTTATTTACTTTCTTTTTTGACATAATATTTACCAGTTTTTACAAGACCAATAACCAGCTGTAAAGACATCTTTCTTTTTTTGCACTGCATCACAATTATGCCTTGCTCTAAAAGATTTCCGTCTGTCTGGTTGGTCTTTTTTTATTGACATTTTCGGATCGCCATACCTAACAATTTTCACTTGATCGCCTTTTTTAGCTAGGACTGCAAATTTTTTGCTACCGCCAGGCGTTCTTTTTTGTTTGTTATAACCAGGAAAAGACTCTCCGCGGTAGGTAAGCCTACCGCTAGAGGTTCTTTTGACATCTTTGGTTGTAGCCATAGATTAGTCGTATTTTTTTATCAGCTCCAAAATTATCATATAACTATCACCGCTAGAGTGTCCAACTGTTGTGAAGTCTAAATCACCAGTTTTGCCAGAGCCCGCATTATTGGGTATAGCAGTAAAAGTATCATAATATTCGTCGCCTGTTGAATCAGCTGGTAAGCCAATAGCTAGAACGTTTGTACTTGCATCAAAGTCTATTTTGACGGACATGCCGACACAAGACCACCATATTCTTTGAATATGAACCTCAGTGCATGCTTGTCCTCTTGCATTTGATCCTAAAGCAGAAACGTCTACTTTTTTTACAGCAGATTCACCTGTACCGTCCGAAACGTTAGTGAACCGCAAAACAGCAGTTCTTTCACCATCTTGTATGGTTTGAGAGGTTACTGCGTCTGCCATATTATCTCTCTACGATTGCTGTAACATAATCAATAGTCATGGTTTTAGCCGCGGCCTCACCGTTCTGAATACCGAAAGATACAGTCAGTTCTTCGTCGGTTGGTAAATTTGTATTTACAACACCTACTGGTTCTGCATTATTTACTGAATACTGAACCAATGAAGTTATAGGATCTATGAAAAATGCAACAGTAACAAAAGTATCGTCTGCCATGGTGTGAATGGCTGTCGTATCTGTTGAGGTGCCGTCTTTTTCAACAATAAAGTCTAGGTTTGTATCACCGTCGTCTTTAATAAAGAAAATACCGTCTGAAACCGCTAACGGAGTAGTATCGGTAATTTGTAGGCCCATGACAAAATCAGATTGTGTAGCGTCGCTAACTTTGAACCTGGCTGAAAAATAAGCTCTTTTTGAGCCTGTAATTAAAAATGACTCGCCTTTTAACTGTAAAAAGTCTAAGTCATTATCGCCTGCGGCATTAGTTAGCAAAAGTTGTCCGCCAGCACCAGAAGTAATTGCCTCTGTTGCGGACCCTGTGCCTGCCTCTGTTGTTGTAATTGTCCAATCACCACTGTTATAGGTCATAAAATCATTAAAATAACCATAGTGTGTTTGGTCAGAAGGTAAAGGCATAAACATCGGTTGATCTTTTTTTGCCTTAGTTGCAACGGTGTTACCCGCCCATTGTATTTGGTTTTGGAAATGTGGATTAGCCATTATGAACTCCTTTGTTTGTATTAATGGAAAGCGACAAGTCGCCCCTCATCAAGCTAATTTAATTATTGTTAATCAAATACTACTACTTAGGAATTACTTAATCAAGTATGGCAAGACGTAAATAAAGTCTGGTTCTTGCAAAAAAAGTTTATTTTTGATTATTGATTTTTTTGAAATGCACTCTTACAAAGTATTTTCTTACTAAAGACACTAAGGTAAAGACTATGGTTTGAAACACAGCTGTTGTGATAATACCCAAGCCTATCCACCTAGAAAATGAAATGACGGCTAACGCTACAGGAAAAGCCATGAAAAAACCCACGCTAACGTCTGCGACAGCCTCTTTTGCCGCAGACTTATCTATGGAGTTTTTCAAAGTAAATCAAAATCTTCCATAGTTTCTTTTGTTGGAACTTTGTCCAAATCCTCAAACACGCCAATGGTTATAGAGTATGTTTCCAGATTTACGCCATTCTCATCCTCAAAACCATGTTCTAATAACATTGGTTGTAAAACTTTGTTAGTCGCAACCTTTTTTTGAAAGGCTATCTTTCTTGCTTGGTTCGCAAGTTTGTTTGGTAGTTCTTTTCTATTCATATTTTTACCTTTTTATTTCTGTAGAAACCATTTTCTACATACCCATCATACTAAATATACAGATATTTGCAAGTTTTTATACATATATATACACATTATTTTTGACAAAAAAAAGGGTCCTTTCGGACCCTTAATTTGAAATACTTGAGTAATAAACGGTATTTCTAATCGTTCAGTTTACGCACCTTGTGATCCGTAGATTCCTCTCCAATCAGAGAAACCGAAGGAATATCTCTCACGCGCTTTGTAACGTATGTTGCCAGTTGTGAAATCTGGTTCCATGGATGTTTCCATGCCAGTTCTTTGGAACATTTTAAGGCCTTCGCCTTGTGCTGTTACAGAAGTCAAGATGAAGTATGCATCTGGGTCATTTAGATAATGATTTACTGAATAACCGCCAGGAAGAACACCAGTGTTTCTTATAGCGTTAATATCATTATCAGCTGTTCCAGTTCTGCCTGGTGAGTTGAGTATTCTATCTGCAACAAAAACGAGTTGCGGAGGAATTATCATCTTATCAGCTTGCACGGATATGGTTAATCCTTTGTCATCTGTGAAAGTAGAGATACTAATTAGGTCGTCCTCTAATGAAGTTTCATTAAGGTCGGCCATAGTTGTTGCTCTATTAGCGGCTGTTCCACCACCTGCAAGCGGGTGAGCAGTGTTAATTAGAGAAACACCATCTCCTCCAGTAAAACTGGATGAAAAAGCGTTATTCAACACATCAGCACCTTTAACCTCTTTGGTATGAGCCATAGATTTTGCTAGTGCTTTAACGTATCTTTTCCCCAAGGAGTCGTATAAATTATCCTCAACTGCTTCCTCAGTTAAAGCAAACGCTAACGCCACTGTATCGTGGGTGTAACGCGCACTGAAACTTTCAGATGCGTTGTCAAAGCTAACGCCTTGACCCTCGGTTTTCGTTGGCGCAGATCCGAAACCAGTAATTAATACTTCTTCTTCAAATGCGCGATTAGAGTCCTCTATAGAGAAGATTTCTTCGTATTCACGATCGTATTCATCATAGTTAAGACCAAATAATGAATTTAGACCTGGTTCTAGCTCTTTTGCTAGTTGAGCTCTTGATATTGCCATTATTTACTCCTTACGCTAGGCCAGCACCTTTTTGTCCCATGATGTGGTTTTGAATCACACAAAGAACATTGGTGTTGCTTGATGCTACGTCATCGTTATCGGGATCCTCGGAGATGTCAATACACTTGAGAGGTAACGTTGCGGTCGTAGCACCAGTAGTTACGTCTAACTCAAGATTGGATCTCCCAGACTTAGTATCGCCAACAGGTGAACCGTCCACGATGTCAAAGTTTCCAAACAGATCTGCTACAGGAAATGTATCGTCTGCTTGCACTTCAAACACCACGTTAGGGTCATCTATGACGCTTGCGATTATATCACTAGCAGAAATACTGCCAGGATAATGGTTTTTGAAAACTTGTTCGCCTGTGGTTGGGTCGGTGTATTGAACACCGTTAAACACTCCGACAATCGGAACAGTACCAGTTGCGGCGTGTCTGCCAATTACACCAGCTGTCAGTTGAGTTACAAGATCGCCTTGAAAAATTGGAGTTGTAGCTCCACTTGCGATTCTATATCTCGATTGACCGCCAGAGTATGGCGCTCCACCCATCATACGAACAGGTTTGCATCCAAATGCGCTATCTTTATTAGCCATTTTTTGCTCCTATTTTATGCTGTTACTTTTTCCCAAAAGTAACATTCGACTCCCTTTTTGAATCATACTGCACATAACGGCTATCTTTGCGAGTTTCGTTAAACATATTGTTATCCAAAGCCTCGCGTTTTTTAGCAGTTTGCCCCTCGTAATAAGCGTTACGCTCATTCTTGGTTTCTACAGGAATTTTCGCTAAGAGTAGTCCATCATTATAAACAATGCCAGCGTGTCTGCCTTCGTCCATAGTAGGTAAAACAAACTCTGTGGGTAAGTCAGTTCCTCTTACGAGCTCCCAACCTTCTCTCAGTCTTTTGCTTACATTACTCCTGTCCTCTTGTCCCAACATAGATTCTCTTATCCAACGATATTCATATCCATCTGGGGGAGGTGGGGTTTCTAGCTTTCTAACTGGCCTCCATGGTTGTCTACGAGTGTTATTAGCGTGATTCTCGGATTCACGGGATTGTCTGGTAGTAGTTACTTTTTCTTCGGTCATTTTGCCTCCCTATTAGCTATTTTTTGTTTTTCTTTAGCAACAGATTTTAACCACGCATCTTCTGTCATGTTGTGTGGTTTCAATCCTCTAAGACGCTCTACTTCCGATTTAGAGAAAGTTACACCGTTCTTTTTGCCTTGTGTTTTTTGTCGACCTCCGACAGAGGTTGAGGCGACTCTTTGCACAGCGGGTCTACCTTCTGATTGCTCGACATTATTACCAGAACTTTGCAGGTCTGGATAAACTTTATATACACGACTATTCAGCTGATCGTAATAATCTTGAGAATCAGCCTCATAGCCTTCGTTGATTAAATTGAAATGAGTAAAATATGCAAATTGAGTAGCTTGTTGGTTGGTTGGGTCAATGTCGTCGCCATACCAAGGATTTTGTGCATGCCACTCTTGCGCCTCTCTGGTTGGTTTTGGCGCCTCTTGTGTTTGAACCGTGCTTGGTTCTTGTGGAACAGGTTGAGGGTTTTGGAAAGTTTGTTGCTCTGCCTGTTGTTTTGCTACTTTCAGTTTTTCTTTTTGGATGCTTAGATCACTTTTGAGTGTATCAGCTTTGCTAATTAGTTCTGCATCGTTAGATTCTATTGCCTTTTTATATAAATCATCTGCTTGTCTTTGTTTAGCGTCTAAAGCCTCTTCTTCTTTCACTAAAAGTTGCGCTTTTACTTCTCTTTGGGATTGCAAGATACTTGCAGTTTCCATTTCTTTTTGCGCTAACATTTGTTCAAGCCTGGCGGCTTTTTCTTCTGCCGCTCTATTTCTTTCGTTTAACTTGTTTATTCTTTTGGAAACACCTTTAGTGTAATTTTCAAGTTCATCATCCGTCGAAACGTCTGATTTAGTCTGTTGTTCAGCGTTTTCTACTACCTCTACTTCAAGTTCTTCGGCCTCTGGCTGAACTTCTTGAGCATTTTCTTGTTCATTCATCATAAACTCACTATGTCATCTGGATTGAGTATGGTGGCTATAACCTCATCATCATTGATAATTCTTACCTCTGCACCATCTTCAAGTTTAAACCTAGAGCCAGAGTAACGCCCTATTAAAACCCATTGTTTTTCTTCGCACCACGGTTTGTCACCGTATCTTGCTTTATCGTTGTAGCATTGTGGACCCATTTTAACTACATAAGCTACTACGGTAGCCAAAGCCTCTCTGTTTACAGTTTCTTTAGCTAATACTATACCGCCTTTTGTTTTTGCTTTGCCTGCGTATGGTAAAACCAACATGCGCCAACCTGTAGGTTGTGGCATGCGGTCTAATATTGATTTATCTAAAAGTTCTGGATCTAAGATTCTATCTTCTATATCTATGTATGCGTCTGCTATTTTTTTAGATTCTGCCATTATTAACTTTTATTTATGTCACTAAGTTCGTTTGCAATATAGTATAAAGCGTTTAGCTCGCCTTGCAAATATTTATAATGTTCCATATCCTTTAATCCACCAGACATGAGTGTTTCTTGTATTTGTTTTTCTCGATCATCAATGATACTTTTGACTTTATCGAGTAAATAAACCTCATCCATTATTTTTTGCTTTTAGCTGGTCTACCTCTTTTTTTTGCTGTTGCCTTTTTTGCTGGTGCTTTTTTTGCCGACTTTTTAGGAGGGCTTTTCTTTGGTTTTTCTACAACTTCTGCTACAGGTTTTGGATTCGGGACCACTCCGCCCGCATCTATAATTTTTTGCTTGGCCGCTATTCTTGCGTCACTTGCCTCTTTTTTAGCTTGCGCCTCTAGAACCGCTTTAGCGGCATCTTGCATTTCTTGTGCTCGACGTTTTGCTTTTTCATGTTTTAGCTTTGTCACAGCCTCTAGTTTGTAAGATGTTGTCATGTTATCTCCTAAGTTTACTCTCTATTTCTAACAATTTTAGATCTGCATTTTGGCGCAACCTATCAATCGCTACTTCGAGTTTATCATCTGCAATTGATTTTTGCACTTCTAGACGTCGTTTTTGTATATCAGAGTCCATAAGTTTTTCTTGAGCTCTTTGTTCTTGTTTAGCAACAAACTTGCTTGCGTCCATATCAAGTTCTTTATCTTTCAAAGCCAATTCAGTTTTTCTTATTTCCACAAGAGGATCTTCGCTAGTGCCTTGCCCAATAGATTGGAGAAAGTCAGAAGTTAGTTGAGCCATAATTGGAGCACTAAATTGGTCTAAAATCATTTGTATTTGCAAACCAATCTGTTGAGCCTCTTGCGGAGAAACTTGTTGCATTTGCCCTTGGACTTCTGCAATTCTCATTTGTGTTTCCTCTGGTATTTGTTCTTGTGCTAATTGAGCTGATAAAAACTGTAAGTGTTGCATGCAGTGACTTATTATAATTGATTGAATTTGTGGGTTTTCTTGAACTATGCTAGTCAAAAATAGGCTTTTGTGTGTGTCTAAATGTGCTTGATGATTTTGTTGTTCAAATGCTTGCGCTGGTTGACCCATAAGTAAACCCGAATTTTCAATACCAGCATCGATAGGTTTGGGAGTCATATCTGGCGGAGGCTGTATAAGCGAATCAACATTATCTACACCTAAAGCAGAATACATGCGACGGTAGGCCTCATAAATACCCATCGGACCATGCACGTCGGGAGCTGATTGAACCATTTGTAATAGCTCTTGTGCCAACGTTACTCTTTGACTTTGTGAAAAAATGTTTGGATCAGATACAGGTATGACGTCGATACGTCCGTCGAAGTCCATGCTTTTGATTTCTTGTGACCCCGAACCTACTGCAAACTCATACACAGGCGGTAGATATTCAGCAAAAACCTTAGAAAGTATTTGGAACTCCATTTTTTGTGCGTAGTGCAATCTTTTATGTATTGCAGACATAACCTTGGTTCCACGTTCTAAAAGAGCCACGGTCGTTCCGACAGGCATGGCTTGGTTCATATCACCCACATTCATATCGGCTATTGCGGCAAAACGTTTGCCAGAATCGACTAACAAGCCTAATAATTGCATCAAAACACTGCTAGGCTCTTTTATAGGTAAAGGTATAAGGTTTTCTCTTAGTGAGCCTCCTGTTGTATCTATATCTCTAAACTCACCTGGTTGTAAAGGCTCGTCCTCATCTCTAATACGCATACCCCTAGCTTTAAAACCAGCTGGTAAATTAGCTAAAGTTCCGCTATCTATTAATTGTCGTAAAATCGAGGTAGATGCTTTAGAAAGTCCTCCTATCATGTGTGACAACCCTAGCCCATAAAAACCCAAGCCTGGCAAAAATTTGTATTGCACAAAATAATTTATTTTGTTTTTCAGAGGGTCTGTTTCTAAAAAGTTTCGTCTGATAGATAAGACTGTTGAAGAGTCCTCATCTATTGTCACTATGTAAGGTAATTTTAAGCCTGTGCTTTGTCCGAGTTGGTCTAAATCTTCAAAACCAGGAATATCCAATACGGTATGTATCTCATATATGGTTCTATTTCTGTCCTCTTTATAGCTTGGCTCAACACCCTGTATGTCGTCTATTGCTTTTTCGATTTCAGATTCACTGTCGTCATAAGTTTCATCACTAATTTCAACATTTGCATAAAAACCAGTTAGTTGTTGTTTTTTTACCTCATTTAAAGACATGCTTATGGCATGTGTAATTCTTTCTGCGCTTGATATATCCGAGGCCTCATAAGGAACTATGAGATCTTCTGGTGGTATAAATTTAGATACAGCTTTTCCTGTTACTGCATCATAATAAACTTTTTTAAAGGCAGAGCCAGCTAAAGGTAAATAAAACAGTAACATATCAAGTTCTGGGTCATAGTCACTCATTACATTCATAATGTAATAATTCATAAACTCTTGGACTCTCTCAGCTTGATCTTCGGTTTCTATGGTTCTTGCACCAATAATCTCAGTTTTAACTGGACCTTTTGGGGGTAACATTTCTTTATAAGCCTGTGCTTGAAACTGAGTTACAGCCTCGGCTAAAATCGGGTGGATTACACCAGAACTACCCTCGAATGGTTGTGATCGTGATTCATCAAACTTCATGCCTAGATATTTCAAACCGTCTGTATAAGTTTTTTCCCATTCAGATCTTGATTGTTTATCGGATTTTATGGAGCTGATTAGGTCAGAGGATATTTTTTGTAAAGTTATTGGGTCTATAAATTCGACTAGATTGGCATTGAAATCCATTTGAGGTGGTTCTGGTTCTACTATTTCTTCGTCTAGTAAAACCTCTTGCTCATTTACTAATATTTGTGCCGCATTAGCTATTTTTTCTTGTCGAGTTTCTTCTGGAAAAACCTCAACCGCAGTTGATTGATTTTCAATATCTGGTGAGTTTTCTGCGTCTAGTACTTTTTCAATAGCCATTTAATGTATCACCTTTTCGTCATTTTCAAGGTCGCCGCACTGAATAAGATCCTCTAATTCTCCCAAAACTTCCAAACCTTGCGACTCTGCTATAAGGTCAGCATCGTTTGCGTTTTGAGCATATATATTAGGTCCATCATACTCTTTGCCGTCATGGATAAACTTAGTTATAAATATCTTCATTAATAATATACCTGTCTGTTTGATTTTAAAAGTCTTACCTCGTCTTGGTAATCCTCTTCCAAAGAAACGAAACCACCCTGTCTGAAACGCATCAAGGCCATTGTAGCACTATCACAATAGTCGTCATAATCACCATAAGGGAAAGACGCCATCTCTTCTATGACCTCATCTGCAAAATCATGTTCTGGAGCCCAGACCATTCCAGACTCAAAAATAGGAGCTACTGAGTTCATTCTTGCTATTTTATCTTGACCACGGCTTGGTGAGTAAGCAGTCACAGGAATACCCATACGTCTTAATTCGTGCGTTAATGGTGTACCAGACGCTTTAGCCTCTATCAAAACACAATCTGGCGTCCAATATCTGTATTCTTCCATAGCCATCCTTTTTAGTTCTGGAAAATCACATCTAACTCTTTTTGCATCTAGAAGTATGATTGCATCTGCTGTTTCGTCACCAGCATTAAATATCGCCCAAGTTGTGATAGCCGAGTAATCAGCTGTTTCTTTTTTTGAAAAGGCAGTATCGTAACTCTGTATCACATAAGAAAACGGCGGTATATCGTCATACTCCCAACGTCGCCACCACTCCCTTTTTACTATAGAGCCCTCTTCTGCTGTGGGGTTTTGCATCCACTGACTGTTCCATTTAGATATAGGTAATGATGCCTTTACACCTAATAATTCGTCTTTTTTCCAAAATTCTGGCCATAGAGGATTATCTGATTCGGGCATGATTGCAGGGAACTCAACAACTTCCCATTGATCTGCGTTATCTTCGCCTTGTTTTTGTAATACTTTTCCAACCAAGTCTTTAGTAGACCAACGCGTCATAACTATGACTATAATTCCGCCTGGTTGTAAACGTTGTCTAGGTCCAGAGGTGTACCACTCATAAGCAGATTCAAGTGATTTAGGTGAAAGTGCATCTTGCTCTGAATGTGGGTCATCAATAACCAAAAGGTCTGCACCACGACCTGTGATTGCACCACCTACACCTGCCGCGAAAAACTCTCCGTCTTGATTACTTGTCCAGCGACCTGCACTTTTGTTATCAGCTTGTAATTTTGTATCTGGAAATATGTGTTGATACTCTTCGCTATCAATAATATTTCTTACTTTACGTCCAAAACGGACAGCAAGTTCAGCTGTGTGTGTTGTTTGTATTATTTTTAAGTTACCCCTTCTGCCCATCATCCAAGCAGGAAAAAAGGTAGACGCAAATTCAGATTTTGAGTGTCTTGGAGGCAAACATACTATTAGTCTTTTTAATTTGCCGTCTGCGATTTTATTAAATTTTTCGGATATGATTTTGTGGTGTCTGCCTTCTATAAACTCTGGCCACATGTGTTTTACAAAGCCCATAAAGTCTTTTTGACAGGCATCTTGCTTATCTAGTTGCTCATATCTATTGAGTAAGGCTACAGCCTCAGCTTTGTCTTGTTCCGACAATATATCAAAATCTTTTAATGAAATATCACTCATATTTATAAAGTCGGGCTAGGCAATTAGGTAGTGACATAGTAATCACCCAACCCTAAACGTTTTCACGTCTAAGGCAAGTATAAATTAAGAATAACCACACACAAAATTATCAACAAAGTTAGAAAACCTACAGGTAAATATCTAGACCTCATGCCAGTTAGGATCTCCTGCAAATAACATTGATTCTGCCAATCTTCTTCTTTCCAGACCTTCTAAAACTTTGCCGCCAGCCTTATTCCACCTTTTCATTTGTTGCGGTACTTCATTGTATTTTTTTTCATTGAGAACCTTGAGCATCGTACTCGAATTTAGGTTTGTGGGGCCTAGATTGTATGTCCAGGCTACAAGAGCATCAAACTGGTTTTGATCTAGTTGCACTTTTACTGCGTCATTTACATATCCGCCATACTCTTCTAGTTCTTCTTCAAGCCAAGCCTCTGCTTGCTCTTGTGTGCATGTATCGCCCATTTTTACGTTTTTTGTTCTACCATACGCAATTGTAGGCACGTCAACCGCGTCTAAATAAGCCTCCAGCTTACATCCTTCAAATTTTTTAATTAATGATTTACCTTCTTCTGATATGTGCATTTTATTCTCCCCATTTTTTTGTTTTAGTACCGCCGTGATAATCGACAGCAAGGTTTTCTTTTTTGAGCAAATCAGCGATATTTCCTTTTTCACAAAATACATCGCCTAATACCCTACCATATTTATCGGTTCCATAAGATTTAAGTGTTATATCACCTACTAACCATTCTTTTAATTTTTGTTTTGCAAGCAATCCTAACTTTTTTTCTTTAGCTCTTTCTGGATATTTTTTTATATTTATTCTGGATTCTGGTGTATCAATACCATTTACCCTTACTGCTTTGTTGTGTAGCTGAACTGAAAAACCTAAGTCAATAGTTTCTAATCGTATTGTATCGCCATCGGTGACGGATTTAAGTTTGCATTTGTAGACAAAAGCGTCTGGTGATTTACTCACTTTTTGGTTGCTCCATGGTGACTTTTCTATAATAAACAACAACGTCTTTGAGTTCAGTAATGTACCTTTTTATTTCTTGCATGTTGTAAGCCATAACTTCATAGTCTGGTATGGTCATGGCTAAAAAAACTAACTCACCCTCTTGTTGTTCAATTCTAGCTAATTGTTCTTCCCAATTATCTGGAGTCACGGCAATCCACTGAGGTTGTTTGAGATCTATCTCCCTAGGCATAATAGGTTGAACTATTTGCCTTTCCAGAGGTTTTGCAGATACTTGAATTTGCTTAGTCGGTAGCAGACTGCAATTGCAAACCACTATCGAGGTCATCAACAGTATTGCTAATCTCCTCGATGTTTTCCATGATATGTTTTGTACCATTATTTATTTTTCTCTCCATTTCTACAGGATCAGCTAAAATTTTAGCAGTTAATTCGTAATTTTGTATGAACTGAGTATAACGATTGAGCTCTCTTTGGGCCGCTTGACTTTTTACGGTTAGATCTTGAAGTTGTTGTGTTTGTAGAACAAAATCTGCTTGTAGTGTGGCTATAGCCTCTTCTTGAGTTGCAACAGCTCCTTCTAGGGCTAAATTGTTAGCCTGTAATATTTGGTTTTGGCTATAGAAATAGTAACTTGCCATACCTAAAATCAAAATTACACCTATTAGAATTTGTTGCATCAAATGTCCTCTATTATGTAGTTCAGTCCGCCAGCACTTCTATACTCTATAATTTTATTATCGAGATTGCGAAATTTTAGGTGATTTTCTTTTTGCACAAGTATCTTTTTGCTTGTGTAGACTCTATCGTCCGCGTCACCATATTCTTTGTTGAATGACACTCGTATTTGGTAACGGTGTTGAAATAAGGCTAAAAACCAATCAATGATTTCTTTTATCTTCATAAAAATTTGTCACCATTTTTTATGTTATCAGTTTGCTAGAGGATTTTTGTCCTTATCTTCTAATTCTTCTATGTCTATCTGCATGCGCTCAACACTGAGTGTTAAGGTAGCAATACTAGCTTTCAAGTCACTATTATCTGGTATGACGATACTATCTATTGATTTATTCATGTACTCAACCGAGGTTTCTATAGCGGCAAACCTTTCTTCAATTATTTTTTGTGCATCTTCGGCATCTCCAATACCACCAATTTGTGCCTCCAAGTTTTCTAACCTATTTACATAAGTTGCACCTGTATAGCCAAAGCCTGCTAAAGTAGCTATGATTGATGCCAAGGCTATTATTTGTGCCAATTTAGATTCTAAAAAATTCATAAGTTCACCTGCTCGTCTAAAATGTTTTGCATTTTATCTATGCTTGTATTAGCTAGATTGTAATATGCTCCAGTATTATCTTCAATGTTAGAATTGTTGTAGATAATTTTGCTTTCATACCAGACGTTTTGATCTGGAACTGTGAAATTTTTGTATCTGTCAAAACCTGGAACATATCCTAGATAAGCAACAAAAGCGGTTTCATCGGAGTATTCACCCGACTCTTGCTGTTGTTGGTCCATATCTTCTTGTTCTTGTTTTATATTATCAGCTACTATTTGGTCAGCTATTTGGTCAGCCTCGGATGAGGTCATAACGCTAGATGTTGCAGATAATATTTGACCTTGTATGTCATTTATTTGCACATCGGACATAACTGAATTATCTAAAGTTACTAAAGGTGTTATGGTTATTGACGTGCCACCTATTGAATTGGCCCCGTCACTCATTTGTAAAACAGTATTGTTTTGAACATTCGCTGACAATATTTGGTCTGATATTGAAGGCGATGAGGATGTGCTTATACCGCCGCTCTGACTAACTTCTGAGTTGCCTGCGTTATTTTGTGTTGTGTAACTGTCAGTCGCAGTCCGTAATGTTTGTGAAACAACACGCAAAGCTCTCGATATACTGTTGCCTTTGGGATTTTCTTCAAATGTTTCTACGACCTCATCGACAATTTCTTCTTCTAACAATTCTTCTATTTGTTCTTCTATATCTTCCTCGACCAGCAGTTCTTCTACCACTTCCTCTTCTATAATCTCTTGGATTATTTCTTCAATCTGTTCTTCTTCGCTTAATTCTTCAATCTCTTGTAATATTTCGTTAGTAGTAAATATCTCAATTATTTCTTCGGTGTCGAAAACATCAAGAGTTTCAATATTATTTACTAAAGGCACACTATCAATAATCGTATCTAATGAGTCAAAAACATCTATTATTGGATCTATATAAAATTCTTCGTCGCTAAATCCGTTAAAATCAAACTCTTGAAAAATATCCTCTTCGCTAAAATTCTCAATAGGTTCGGTATATAAAATTACCTCTTCCTCTGTAATTTGATATGTTTCGGGCTCATCGAAACCGTTTTGTGTAACCACAACAGCAATTATTTCTGGTATATAGCCAGAGCAAGTTGGACTGTATTGTGGGTCTTGGTCACACTCAAAATCGCGCAAAGCCTGTTCATAGCCAGAACACTCAGTAGAATATAAAGCATTTATATTGCACTGTTGTGTTAAATATGCCTCTGCATATCCATCACAAGAACTATCGTTCAAAGGATTACTGCAATCAATACCGTTGCCAGCTCCAGAACCGTACAAGCTACCGCCATTTTCAAGAAGTGTGTTAAATGACACAGCGTTCCAGTTTTGGTTTACACATGTGCTAGAGTTTGTGGTTCCAGTGTTGCACTCATCGTGATATAGATAGGTATATGAGTTATCTTTGTTAGAACCTACCTCACCTATTAAAACATCATGGTTGATAATATCTA